CGTATCGGGGTGCAAGACGGTTCAGCTCCGTCTGCGTGTCCATAATGAGGGAATTGATTGTCGGCTGTGGTTCGCCATCGTCAAGACTCAGGATGCCGCGCAAAACGGCACCTCCGATAAGCGCGATAACCACACCTATCATGAGCTGGACGAACCCCAGTCCATTCGTCGCAGTCGATTCACCAGTACCGGCGAATGGCCGTATCGCATAATCAATACCCAGCGACATGACGATCGCGGATATTAATCCCCCCACGCCCGTATAGATTCTGTCCCGCATGGTCTTGCAGAAAACCACGCGGACTATCACTGCACTGATGCCTACCATCATGGCGATGATTCCGATACCATTGAGGTCTTGCAGGAACGGGTCCAGATGTCCCATGATTTATCTCTCCTCAGCTATGCAATGGCTGGCTATATTCCAAAATCCGACGGTAGTCCTCCAAAAGGAATACCGTGACATCCATCTCACAGGACATCTGATAGATCTCGCCATCATATTCCCGTTCGGCCTGCACATAGTCCGCCGGGTCGATCAGAAACATGGCGGTTTCACGGCGCACACGCCATTCGGCATGGCTTTTCCCGTATTCCGCATGCGAATCATCGGCGTGCAGCCAGTGGAACAATTCATGGGTGAGAGAGCATCGTTTCTGCACGTCGGTCATATGCTCGTCGATGATTATGGTCTGGATAGCCTCACAGTAGAGGCCTGAAGTGTCATCGTCAAGCGTGGCTTCGATGACGTGGACTGGCTGGGTTTCCACGGCATCGAGCATCTGCTCGTAGGTCATGCCACGGTTGATGGGCATGTGGCGGTCGAATGGTGCGGCCGTCAACACGGTTGAATATCCTCCTATCGAATCGGTTCGAGAAGAGGATACTCTGACAGAACAGGGGCGAGCAGTCGTCACTAGCGGCCGTCACCGCCTTCCATTTCCGCGAGCTTATGCGGATCCTTGTTCGCCGCCAAGGACACGTCACCCCTACGTAGTTTCTCCAAAACGATACGCTTACGCTCTTCATCGGATAGAGACGAGGGTTTAACCGAACGTGCATGAGGAACAGGAACCGTGCCTCTCTTATCGGAGGTAACGCCCGTATCGACTGATGTGTCATGGGGAAGTCCGGAGACCGGAATGGAAGAGGATGGCCCATCAATAATCTGAACGACGTTGTCCCCATCCATGATGGCTACGAACTGACGGGCAAGCAGCCCGGGCTCGTTTTCCTCGGTAGCTCGTTTTCGGGCTAGGTTTCCGATCAATTCGATGGCATTGTCAAAATCTATGAGAGGTGCAATGGCATCAAGGTCATCCATCGTCCATGCAGCTTTTCCGCGCAATCGGACGGATACGTAGGATTGGCTCGTCTTCTCGCCCAAGGCCGAAGCAATCTGCTTTTGGGTCAGACTCTTTGCTCGCCGACGTTCTTCAACGAACTCCGCTATGAGCTTGGTGCTCTCCCCGGTCTTCTTAAGTCTGTCATTCCGTACCATGTTGTCATTCTATCTCTTGAGAGAACATTTTTCACGCTATAAAACACGCCGTATCTCCATAGAGATTGACACTATTCCAATCGACCCCTAATATCTCCCATGAGATACGAAAGGTTTTTTATCGCATGTCATCAAACGAAATCATCTCCCAAGCGATCCTCGCTCGCATGGCAACCCAGAACTACCAGGTGAAACAACTCGCCAAAGATCTAGGAACCACGCGAGAGGCAACGGGCCGCAGACTCAACCAGCACACCATATGGGACAGCAACGAACTCGACATCGTAGGCAAGGCACTGGGACTAACGGACATGTTCGGCCTCTGCGATTATGCAAGAGCCCTCGCCGAGATGAACAAGAACGTTCCCCTATCCAAGACCGTCTGACCGGGTTCTTCGGAAGAAAAGAGAGCCATGCGCATCAGGAGCATCAAGCCGGAGTTCTGGCGCAGCCGGGATATAGCGAATCTCAACTGGGACGCCAGACTGGTTTTCATAGGTCTATGGAGTTACGTGGATGATAACGGGGTAGGCAAGGATATCGACTACGACATCATCGGAGACCTGTTCGCGGCTGATCTCATCAAAGACCCTCGCGAGACTGTCGCGAGAGTGTCGCGAGCCCTCGCGAGTCTTTCTGAAGCTGGATTGATATATCGCTACGAGTTCGACGGCACCCCATATCTGGAGATTGCGACATGGTCAAGGCACCAGAGAATCGATAAGCCAGGCAAGTCGAGGTATCCGTCTCATGAGATGGCAGAACCCAATGATTCCAACGGTTCAGACCCAGATTCGCGAGACTGTCGCGAGAGTGTCGCGAGACCCCATCGAGATTTCCACGCCCGGAACAGGGGAACAGGGGAACAGAGGAACAGAGGAACAGAGGATATCTACTCCTCTCTATCCCCTCAAAATCCAGAATCGGAGAAAAACGAAAAATCGGCGGACGAGTCCGCCTCAGAGCCTGAAAACGAGAATGCTTCTTTCGAAGCTTCTCAGAGTTCCAGCAGGGTTGAGGAAACCTCTCCGATTCAGAAGAAACCGTCCGCGGTTTCTTCGAAGAAGAGAAAAGTTCCGAAAAAAGAGAAGAAGCCCGCGACCCGTCAGACCGTGTTGGCTCCCGACTGGAAGCCCTCGCCCGAACTGCGCATCGCCACGGCCAAGGCGGGAGTCAACCTGATCCGCGAAGTCACCCTGTTCGTCGCCTACTACACGCAGGAGAAACCCGAACACCGCAGCGCCAACTGGGATGCCACATACAGGCGTTGGCTCGAACGGGACATCCAAAACCTGAAAATGGGGCGCGACCCCAACAACATCGCGCTACACCCGGAGAACCTGCCGGCGAACGGCAGGCTGCCGAAGAGCATGCTGAACGACATGCACAATGCGGAAGTCCAAGCGCGGGCCGCCGCCTGGGACGAAGCCCATCCGCGAGAGGAGGAATTCGATGAACTTTAACGAAGCTCTGCAGGTGCTGCGCCGCATCAACGTACATCACGGGAACGCGCCAATCAGCGACGCGCAGGCCCAATGCTTCTACGAGGAGCTGTCCAGATCGGTGTCGTTCGACGAGGCCAACGCCGCGGTACGGGAATTCTACGCATTGCATCCTCACGGCGAATGGATGACGGTGGGGGATATCAACCTCGCCGTGAGAAGGAAACGACGGCAGTCGATGCCATCGGAGGCGACCATCACCCGGCTGATGGAGGAGAACCAGATTTCCGACCCCGACGAGATGTGGCAGTTCCGACGCTCTCTGCTCAAATCATTGGGCCGTGGCCGTCCCGCCACGCAGGCGGTGCAGCGTGCGTTGGAATTGTCCCGTCACCCGATGCTGGGCGGCCCGAGGGACGGGGCGACGAAAAGCCTGCCGCAGACACGGCCGGGGGGAAACCCCGATCCACGCGATCCGGCCCCGGTCACGACCGTCGTCCAAAGCATCATCGGCGGACTCTCGGCTCGGCCGCATCGGGCGGAATAGCCCCCCGGACATCGCAAGAACATCGAATCAAAAAAACGCCATCAGAAAAAACCGATTGGAGAAAAAAACAAATGGCAGACATCACCACACAAACAATCCGAGACACCTTCTTGGACAACCTTCCCGAAAACGTGACGCGCGAGGAGGGGGAGGAGTTCTGGAACGCATGGCTGGACAGGCAGCGCGAAGGGCATGAACCGGACATGCCGACACCTCCGGTCGGATTCCAGTACGCACCGGGCGAAGTGGACGAATTCGACTACGGCGAACCGGACTTGGAAGACGAGCAGCTGACTGAGGACCAGAAGCGAGACATGCTGGGACTGGTGCATGATTATGCGATGAACACGTCGGAACTGGCACGCACCATGCTGGACTGCCAGCATTTCGACGACCCGCAGGTCCGGGAGCTCGTACGTCAGACGTTCAAGGATCTCGAATGCGCCGGAAGCCACGTGTCTGATGCTTTGAAGCTGATGGGTTGGACCGCGGACGATGCGACGGTTGGCTGAAGTTTCTTCCGTTGCCGTCGATGCCGGGCCATGCGGCAACGGAAGAAAATCGGTTATTTTCAATAAAAAACCGGTTAATTACAAACCCTGAGGTTACAGTGGGAACTGTTTGAGAAAACTCAGGCAAGGAGAACCCTCGAAATGACCAAACGTAACAGCAGCGGTCTGCGCAATGCGGGCACCATCGCCACCGTCGCGGCATTGACCCTCGGCATGGCGGGGCCCGGCGTCATGACGGCCACCGCCGACGAAAACACCGCGAACGGCAACACCGGCACCAGCGCCGCCCAAGCCACGCAGGAAGTCAAATACACGACCACCGTGGCAGGCACGCCAGTCGACTTCACGAAGGACGGCAAAGGCGATTACACGGCAACCGTCCCCAAGGTCAAAGGCAAGTTCCAAAACCAGGTGATCGTGTCCGGCACAGACAAGTCCCAGATCACTCTGACCACCAGCCAGAAACCTACGGACGGGAAAATCAGCGGCCCCGTCGTCTACACCAGCGCCGCCGATTCCGCGCCCAAGTTCACGTTGACCGTCACGGATTATGAAATCGTCGACAAAATCGTCGACGACCAGCCGACCCAACCATGGAACGCCACCGTTGACGGCAAGAAGACATACCCCCTCGGCGTGAAAGGCGACACCGCATCCGCGGTCCTGGACCAAAGCGCCTCCTACCCGGGCGACATCACCGTCACCAACGGAGCAACCACCATCACGCTGACACCCGTCTACCAGAACGTCACCGTGGAATCCGGCGACAAGCTGGGCCAGCTGAACGTATCCGGCACCGCCGTCTACAAGCAGGCCGCCGACGCGACGAAGAACACTCCGGCATTCAACGTGACACTGCCGTTCGCCTACACCTCGGGCAACCCGGTGACCGTGGACGGCACCGAAACGGAACTCACCAAGTCTGATGACGGAAAATACCATGCGGATTACGCCGGTCCGACATTGGACGAATCCAACAAGCCCAGCACGGACACGGTGACCCTCACCGGCATCAAGACCACACTGCCCATCCAATGGGGCAAAGACGTGCAGGTTGTCGATAAGGGAACCGGCGACACCGCCAGCAAGTTCGTACGCCTCACCGGAACAGCTTCCGGCGAAGTCACCATCCAGGATGACGCCAGCAAGAAAAGCGTCACCGTGCCGGTGGAAGTGGATGTCACCGCGGATCGAGCCCAGGACAAGAGCTTTACCGGCCTGACCGTGACCCGCACCAACGCCAAAGGCGAAACCACCGTATACGACGGGGCCAAAGACTTCAATGCGAAATTCAACCCCAGCACCCATGAATACACGCTGACCCTACCGGCCGATGCGGTCGGCGACAGCTACACGCTGGGCCTCACCCACGGTGTCGACGCCCAGGCATCCAAGCCGACGCTCGCGCTCGGAGAGGGAGCCTCCCGCGTGCTCAAGGTGAACGTGAACGGAGCCGACTACACGGTTAACGTGAAATTCCAGCCGGCCGACCTGAAAGCAGATTCCCCTGCGAAACTCACCGGACTGTACGTGAACAAGACCGGCGAGAACACGAAGGGCCAGCTCATCGACAACTGGGATCCGAACCGGCTCGACTACGTGCTCGCACTGGGGGAGAAGGATCCAAGCCCGTATGTGCTGCCCGAAGCGCCTGACGGAGTCACCATCAAGGGCGGCAACATCACGCAGAACGCGCAATCCACCCGCCAGGAATGGATCGTCACCGACACCGCAACCGGCGTAAGCCGCACCTACAGCCTGACAGTGACCAGGCCGGTGAAAACCGCCGTCACCGAATTCAAGCCGGCAGACCCAGCGAAGCAGGATTCCACGGTGGACCCGGAAAGCCAGCAGGACACCAATCTTGCATCGCACGGCTACACCGGCAAGGACGGCAAATACGTCGTATCAGACAAGGGTTCCTACGAGATTCCCGAGGGTGGAACATTCGCCTATGAGCCGAAGAACGGGCAATCCGCGACCGTCACCGTCGCACATGAGGGCATGACCTACACGTACACGGTCAACGTGCTCGCGCCGGACGGTTCGACCTTCGCGCAACACACGTACACCGTCACCTACATCACGGCGGCCACGCACAAGGCGCAGCTCACAGGCATCCTCGTGGACGGTACGGCCGTCAAGGGCTTCGACCCGGCCAGACACGAGTACAACGCATCCGTGAACGATCCGGACGAATGGATGGTCTCCCCGCAGTACGACAAGGCAAGCGGCATGACCGTCAGCACCGAGAAGAAGGGTGCGGACGCCACCATTACTGTCACATCCGGTGACGGATTGGTCAAGACCACCTACAAGGTGCATGTCACCCGCAAACCATTCGGCGGCAACGGGAACAATGCGCTCGGACTCGCCTCCACGGGCGTCGGCGGCGGAACCGTAGCGTTCCTGTCGGTGGCGTTGATGGCTATGGGAGCGGTTCTCGGACTCGTTGCACGTCGGCGCCAGCGCGGACGCAGCTTCTAATGGCAACGGCTTGCGACCTGATGCGGTCGCAAGCCTTCCATTATTTTTTCTGACTCGGCGTGAAATGTCGGGCAAAAAACAAGAAAAGGAAAGAACATGATGAAACAAAAACGGATTGTCGCCGTAGCACTTGGCCTGGCCCTGTCCGTAAGCCCCATGATCGTGTTGCCCACCGCTTTCGCGGATCAGGTATCGGGGAACCCGTCCTCGTCGATTTCGGCCCGTTCGACGGCTCCGAATCCGCTCGACAAGTTCAGCACCGAAGAGAAGGCGTTCCTCAACAATCACAAGGACAAGATCGCATCCGCCCTGGGCATCGACGGGTTCGACCCATCCACCACCGACTATTACGGCGTCAAGGAATCGGCACTCGACACGGTCGCAGGCAAGATCCCCACCTCGAACACGGGACTGCTGAAGCCGATGGGCGCGCCGCTCGAGATCGACACGAACGCCACCGGCTGGCTCGTCGACGGAAAGATCGCGAAGGACAAGCCGTCCTCCGGCGACATGGCATACCGGGTCACGATCAAGGGCAAGAGCGGCGGCACCGTCGCATACACGCTGCACACCGCCTCACAGGATGCGAGCAGCAAAGCCGATCCGGGCGAGCTGAAGGGCGTGACCGCCACCGCCAATGGCACCGCCGTCACGGACTTCAATCCGGTGAAGGACGGCACATACACCGTGCCCGACGACGCGGAGGTGAAGATCGGCGACGTGCCCGACGGATGGAAGCTCGACCATAAGGCGGATTCGAAGACCGGCACGCTCACCTTCACCTGCACGAAGGATGATGTGACCGTCACCTGGACGTTCAAGTACGATGACGGAACCACCACGCCGAGCACCGGGGACAAGGCCGATCCAAGCGAACTGGCGGGGGTGACCGCCACGGCCGACGGGAAACCGGTCGACGGGTTCGCCCCGACGAAGACCGGCACATGGACCGTTCCCGACGGCGCGGAGGTGAAACTCTCCGGCCTGCCCGACGGTTGGGCGAGCTATAAGAATCTTGACGCGAAACCCGGCACCCTGTCCTACGACATCAAGAAGGGCGACGTCACCGTCGTCACGTGGACGTTCACATACGATTCCACGACCGATTCGGACAAGCCCGCCACGGGCGTGGACGCATTGAAGGGCGTGACCGCGACCGTCGACGGGAAACCGCTCCCGAGCTTCGACCCGACGAAATCCGGCACCTACAGGGTCGCCACGGGCGCCGAGGTGAAGATCTCGAACGTCCCGTCCGATTGGAAGCTTGACAAGACCGCATCCGATTCGAAGCTGGTGTTCGCCGCTTCCAAGGACGGCACGACCGTCACTTGGACGTTCGAATACCAAGGCAAGGATGATGGCGGA